ACTTCTACGACTTCGTCTGTGTTTATATTTTGATACATTTTGTATGTACCATATTTAATCATTGTCATTTTTTTTACCTTAAAAATTGGTTATTTAAATTTATTAAATTGTTGTGTTGTCATCGAATCTGCGGGATTAGTTACAAATTTAGTTCTCGCATTCATAGTTGCTTTATTTAAAGCCATTTGCATTCCTCTCGATGAGTCTTGTCCTGCGTAGTATCTAATTCCTTTAGGAGTATTAAATTTCAATGCAGTTCTACCCGTAAACATTCCGTTATTCTGAGTAATTCCTTTCTTCATAACTTGGCCACCTGGCCCGTTATATCCTTGTGCTAATTTTTCAAATACTATTGTAGCTTTATCCATTATATTGATTCCTTGTTTAACCTTAAAGATATATAATTAAAAATGTTATTATTGCACCCACTAATAAAATAATTGACCCTATTTTTAATACGGCATTTTTTATTGGATTACTCATTACACGTTTCCTCTCGTTTGACCTTTAGTTTTTGTAGTCGATGATTTCTTCTTGAGCGTTACTTTTTTTCTTTTACTTCCAGTAGAGGGTGAGGTAGTAGAGTTAGTGGCTACTGCCTCTTGATCTGCCGTAGCTGGATTTTTCATAACATCTCCAACCATAGGAAGATTATATAGTTCACTTTGATACATATTCAATCTATCTAAAACAAGTCTATATGTAATCGGCATTCCTCTCGACATTTCGTCCAGATATTTTTGTTGTTGTCCTTCTTCCATATAGAATATTTCCATAGCATATTTGTCTACAAGCTTCATAGGATCTTCTGGAAGACCTATATTTTCCTTGACCAGTTCTTCTTGGAACAATTCTGCCTGTATTTTCAAGCGCTCATCATTTGCAGCCCTTTGTGCTCGCACCTGATATTTAGCTTGAATAACCAATGCTTTTCCTGCAGCTTCTGCCTGCATTTCACCAGCTTTAATTTGCTCTTCTGTAAGAGTTTCTCTCATTAGTTTATTAGCTTCTACTTCTTTGTCTGGATCCAGGCCAAATTCTGATAGTAGAGTAAAATCTGATATCTTACCTGCTGCATTTAATTCTATAGATAAAGCTTTAGCTTCTGAATCATCGTTCATTTTGAATTTCTTAAATTTAAGTTTTACAGCAGGAACTTTTAAGAATGAATTCAGACGATTCATAACAAAGTAATTTAAAAAGTCGGTAAGAAGTTCCCTATAACCGAGAAAATGATTCTCTACTATACGTAGAGATACAGAAGAACCCGTCCAACTAGCCCCTCCCTTTATAAATTCAAGAGGCACACCAAGAGAGTTGATTATATTTTCTTCCAAGAATTTAAGTTCTGGAGTTAACAGAAGCATTCTGGCGTTACCGCCAAGTTCTTGATAGCCCATAGGTATAGGAAATATGGCTATATTATTAGGATCACTTTTCCATTTCTCTATTTGTTCTTCAATTTTACTACGCCATACACCAAGATTCATTTGTGTATAAGGATCTAAAGTAGTGGTGTTAGCTGGGAATACGCATTTTTTAGGAACTATGTGTTCATTAGCTATTGCTTCATTACCACGCTTAAGAGTTTGTAAATAATAAATATCTTTTAGAGCTGGTAAAATAATAGGTTTGCCCCAACCCATATCTTCTTCGGCAAGTGTAGGATATTTGAAATGATATAAGTTGTCTGAACTTATTTCTATTTTCTTACTCGTTCTCAAAGACTCTAAAAATACCAGAGGTATATCTCTAAGGACTGTTACGTTACCACTAGTAATTTGTCTTTTTACATTATTAGGTATAGTATAAAAATAGGAAGAAGATCCAGTTATTGAATTATACTCTATATCTATATTTTCTGGTGACCACCTGTGAAGTTTAAAGTTTTTTATAGAAGCTATTTCTTCGTCTTTAGGCACCATTGGAACTTCTTGTCCACCACATTTTGTACAAACTCCCACAAAACGATATTTTTTTAATTTAAATTTTACGTTATCTATTAAATCTTGGAACCCACATACGCTACATTTCAAGAAACGTTTGGGTGTCATAGAGGCAGTTATAAAAGCATTTCCATATGTAAAATAATCAAGACCTATTTCTATCAGGAAAGATTTAATTTTTAATTGTTTGTGTAGGATATCATCCAGTTTCAGTCTCCAATCATCTGCAAGCGGCTCATCGTATAGAATATCAGTTATAGGATATTCTGTTAGTTTTGTAACTACATTTCTTAAAAAAGAATTTGTATAGAAAAAACTTTTACAAAACTTAAATAAAGTTTTTATATTACTAGGAATATAATTATTAGCCAAATCAAAGAATGGATTTGGATAAGGTTTAGCAGTTCTAGTAGATCCTCTAGAATCTATTAGAGTTGAGGTAGCAGGAACAACTGGCATTATCTAGACTCCTGATTTAATTTTAAATACTTCATCGCTTGTATTCCATATAAGGTATCTATTTCTAATGGAAAAGGTCCTTCAAGTGCCAAAGTTTTGATATCTTGTAGAAATGGATTTTCTATTCCTATTCCTTCTGGATAAAAATATAAACCATTATCATTAAATATAAATTTTATGTATGATTTTACATCATCTGAAAGTTCTATTTCAGGATATAATCTTTTTATATATTTTATTAATTTCCAAATATGTTCCGGCAAACACCCTTCCATTTTATCTGTATCGGGAGAGATATTACTTAAAACTAAACATGCATTTTCAAAAGCATCCATATCTTCATATACAGCACGTGTAGTTTTCAAGACTATCAATACTTGAAGTTTTTCTTTTTCAATAGTATTCATGCCCGGAAATAATTGTGTAATAGTTTCAGGTTCGATATAATCTTCTTGTAGTAAATCTTTTGGTAACATTATAAGTTATTTTTTAAAAATTCAAATGTTGCTAAAGTTATGCCAACAGTAGGAGCTACTTTTATTATTTTACTCCCAGTTCCTGCCCATAAAGCCTTTTCTTTCAATAAACCTTTTGCAACTTCTTGCCAAGATTTTTTAAAATATTTTCCTTGCGTAGTAATGTTTTGCTCAATAACTTCTAGGGGTCGGGTAACTACCGTCGCCAAAATACCCGCGGCAGCGCCTGTAGCGGCATGTCCCAAAAGATTATTTTTTTTCTTCTTCTTTACTAATTTTTCAAAAGCAATCTCTACTTTGTTCATTAATCTTCCTCGAGTTCAGCTTCTATTAAACACCCACGAGCTACAGCTGTCAGAGGCTCGTCCACTATTTCAATTTTTGATATTTCTATAGGAAACCCTTTTTGAGTAAATTGTTCCTCGAACACTTCAAGAAAACCATCTACCATTGATGTCCCTCCACCGAGTACTATCGGTATTGGTTTAGGAAAGTTAGGAGTATCAGTAGACTCAAATTGCTTGGCAACATTAGCTATCAAGTATCTTATCAAAGCTTCATAATAAGTTTTTATAGCACTTTGTTCCATAGTCCTATCTTTGTTGCCTACAATACTATACTCACCATTTTCTTTTATATATTGAGCTTTAGCTTTAGATGTACCGGTATCTCTTGCCACATTCTCATCTATCCAATCCCCTCCTTTAGTAGTAGAGAAAGTTAATACTGACATTCCTGCGTACATTATACCCACATTACACATACCTGAACCTAGAGATATCGAGATACCTGTAAGCTCATAATCTACTAAACCTATATAAGCTAATGCAACTGCTTCATTTAAACTTCTTGCCCTGTACCCTAGAGACTCTATAATAGTACGAAGTACATCTTCATGATATTCCACACTTTTTTCTTTATCTATAGGATTACCAGGTACACTATAAATAACTAAATCTTTTTCATTAGATTTCCCTAATAATTCTCTTATAATTTCTTTCAAGATAGGCAAAGCATCTTGTTCTGTAGGACTAAGCATTCCTTGAGCCATAGGACGACGTAAATCTTTGTTATTAAATATCTGTGCGTATTCATATGCCTTTCTACCTACAATATGCAAGCGATTCCCTGCCTGTATATAGGGCACATTCATATTCTTAAGCTGTCTGACGTTTGTAGTTTCAGCATCAAGAGTTATAAATGCATTGCGCTGTAGAGTTATCCCCCCATTAGCCGCAACAAAATTTCCTGTTCCACAATCTAGTCCTTTCATTGTTTATTTTTTGATTTCCAAGCAGATTTATAAGCTCTTGTCGCTTTATTTTTATA